GAAAAATCAACCTCAGAAAGGGAAAAGAGCTTCACTACAGTGCTGGCTCCCGGAAGCACTGAACTAGTCAATGATCCGGGAAAAGGATGTCTCCTTCGACCAAATACCGAAGCGTAGTTTTTCCCTCGCTTTGGAGTTTTTCCCAATTGCACCCGACAGCGGTGAGGTTTGGTGACCTACTTTGGGACCGCGGAGTGGGTTCTTAATGAGAACCCTCTCCAGAAGATGTTTTTATGTCAGGTCTTACATATAGGACAGCGGAGCATTCCATGTAAAACATGGTGTGCTACAACGCTGCCCGCACGCAAAACTATGTGGAAAACATTACCACATGGAAACGCATCTAATATCTAGACGCTAGTGTTCCCAAACCCGGATAGATCGAATTACCAACAACCTTCAACCCTTGTTTAAAGGTTGGGGTTTTGGCTATCGCCTGTAGGGTATTGAGGAAACTGACTGGAGCGCAGAACGACTCCGGACTGTCACCAACTATGTTGTTGTTAGTGATAGTAGGCTGGCCTTCCAAATGGTAAACCAGTTCTACTTCAAGAACCCCAACGTTAGGTGGGCAGCCCGAGAGACCGATCACAACGCCCTCAAAGCCAGCTACCCGTAGGTAGCTAGCGTCGCCTGACGCCACAAACGAGACTGACGTTTGGTCAACGATATTGAAGCCAATAGCGTTGTCTGTGGTTTCGTTGAATACAAATGCTTCAGGGCCCGTGATTTTCGGAGTGATAATCATCTGCCTTTCAGACAAATTCATCATTGAAACCCCAACGGTATTGGGAAGAGACGGTAAAGATGCTATGTCAACGTATGCACCCGTAACGGGCACACCATATGCTACTAGCGTCCCAGCAACATTGGCGGCCGCGTTAACGGCATTTGATACTTGACCACCTACGGAAGCTGTCTTGTCGTTAATCCAACTAGCTATAGGAACAGTTGCAATAACTGCTCTGCCAGCTGTGTTGGTCATTGACGCGACTCCGAAGATGCGCACTCCGTATCCGACAATCCTGTAATTCACTAACGAATTAGCTAACTGCCCTGGACTAGTAAAGACCAGAGCATTAGCTGCCGTAGCTCCTGACAGGGTCGACCACGTCACTCCCGAGGGAATGTTATTGCGAGGGCTAACCGCGTGATGAAACGCACTCGGTAGAACGACCAAATCGGCCTCTCCAGCGGAGTTCGTAACAACAGTGAACGATTTCGTGATGTGCCTAGTAACAGTGGGACAGCTATACATGTCCGGCACCCTAGCTCCTTGCGCAGTTATTGAAAACGGCGCTGAAAGTGAGGCCCGATAACATGCAAGCATGTCACTCTTACCAGGTCCAACACGACCCTTCTTCTTTCGATTTTTCTTTTTGTTTTGTGGTGGTAGCCTAGTTTGTGGCTTGTACACAACTATTGCTCCACTCGTCTTAACATTTTTCTTAGTCATTTTTGATATCTTCTTGTTTTATTTTTATTTCAAAGATTTTATCAATTTTTACTTTTTGTGTTTTTATTTACATCCAGGTACGCAACTTACATGACAGAGACTGCTGCCACAGGGTGTCAAAGACACCAGCGGTTTTTAGTTATTTTTTAAAACCGCCGCCGACGCGAGTGAAACAAACGCGCCGACACTACCCCAATCCTTGATAACACTCTCGTTACCTCTTAAATAGAACAAGAGATCTCGCCTCTCAGGAATCTTACTCAACTCATAGATGTCTGGTTCGGATTCTCTGCCTCGCATATAAATTTCTCTAAAGAAATTATAGTGAGGCTCCGAATGTACCCAGTTCATCATATGAGAGACAAGAGCCTGATGACGATCCTCATGCTTCGTATTAAAGAAGTTTTCGAGGTGCTTCGAGAACCTAGTGGGGGTCCACTGCACCAACCCGCGTGAATTCTTCGAGAATTTCCAAGAGAAAAACTCAAAGTCATCAGTGATAGGTTTCAGTTTGACCTTATGGATTTTCATGCCATACCTGCCTAAAGCAGATGTAAAGGTTTGAGTATCAAAATTAGACGGAACAGATAATATAACATCATCTCCTCCGACCTTAATTAAGAACTTAGCCTTAATATCATCTGCTGTGTAGCCAGCATCTAGCAGTCCTATAATCAGCCAATAGTAACCGGTCAAAGAATTTCGCAGGAAGGTGTCCCAGCGACCACTACTGAGGACGAACGGCGAGCGTTTGCTCACAAGCGTTCCGTCCGCCAACAGGTAGCCGCTTTCGCCTACCCTCATCATAAACCGCTGCGCTTCACTGCGCCACTCCCTCACCTTATCGACATTTGCGCCGACAGCGGGAGTGGATAGCCCGATGATAACATCGGTAACGTCCGAGTAAGCTTCAGCTGTGTGTGCTACATACTCGAAAGCCTTCCCATCATACTCGAGGATCTTCCTATTGGAGTTGCGTGTGATCACATTATATAAATAATGGCCATCACCTGGCTTCAATGGAGACCACCCTTGCATGACAGGAGACTTTCTATAATTAGCAGAAGCCACATCAGCCAAAGCACCAAAATGACACCTAAAATAGAGTTGTGTGTCTAGACCAACAGCTTGAACACATCTGTCCAAGCCTTGATCTAACTTCTCAACCTTAGTAGGTTCAATTTTGAGGAAGTTAATAGAAGGCTGCTCCCACCTATCCTCTCGGTACTTAGTATAGATCAAGTCGGCCAACTCGTCCACCGAAAACTTACTGAGCAAATCCCTATTTGTGGGAAACTCAGAAGCGTAGGGTAGCCCGGGTGACCTTCCATCACCAACAGCACTAGAGTTTAGTTGAGACGCTATCTTATCCCGCGTCACTCCAGAGCCATCGACAGGATATCTCAATGAACTTAGCGTATCCATCATTATGGAGACTGCTGCAGACCTGAGATCCTCCGAAGGCTTCTGAAACTTCGAGGTTCTGATAGCGTCCTCTAAGCTTTTACTTAGAGATGCTGCGGATCGTTTTATGGCAGAGGTACGGTCAGTGGCCCGAGGCATTCCATATTCCTCGGGATCATATCCCAGCTCCTTAGCTCTGGATAAGTCAACATGTTCATCATACCTTTCCGGTCTTCCTTTGTAGTGCGGGGCTGACAATCTAGTTGTCACCCGGCTAGCTACAAAAGGATCGCCATCATGGTAATCAAACAATTGCTCTGCAGAACTAAGGTCTTCTGATTTTTCTGCTTCTCCAGTCCGACACCGCTGGATGCATTTCGGAGAGTAAGAGGATTCTAGGTTATCATCAAAAACCTGCTCTACGACATTAGTGGTGGCAGTGTGAGTTGCACGCTGCCTATCCACATAGTCGCTATCACAGAATGAAATGATGCCCCTGCTGCTTTGAGACACAATGTATCTCTTATAAACAGCAATGCCTTCGTCGACTCTGCGTTCGACTTCCAGCTCCTCTTGCCTCCTGGACAGGTAGCCTCCGCGAGTGCGGAAGCTTTTCTCGATTTCATCTTCGTAGGAATCAGTAGAAGATTCTCGAGTATTAATCTCATGAATTTCTATGATAAACCTAACAAAAGCGAAGTTGAGGCCACGATTGACCTGCCCATTGGTGCCGCAATGGAGAGCAACGACTCTCTTATGTCCATTAAGGACTGGAGAGCCGCTCCACCCTCTCAAGGTCGACGCGTTATAGTAAACACTATGCAGAGGAGATTCTTTGTCCTCCCTAATAGTTCCTAGAGATCGCTGAAGCTTACGCTTACCGGTCTTCTCTAGACCATAGAGAGTAACATTGATACCCCACGTTGCGTCAGCGTGCAGTAAAGACTTCACCCCTAAACAAGACCAAGCTGCCGCGGCTATTGGAATAATAGCAACATCGTAGCCTTGGAATTCTTCAGAGACTATGTCGTTATGCAACATTACCGACGTCAATTCTATCATTCTCTCCTGATCAAGATAACAGAATTCTGAATCTTTACCAGGTCTGAATGGTAGTACGTAGTATTTACCAGGCGCGGAACTCATCGCTAGAATGTTGTGCTGAGCTGTCACTAAGTAACCTTTATATCTGAAGGCCATGCCGATGAAAATAACATCAGAATCATGTACAACTGCCAGATAAAGGCAACCAGGGATAGCTACACTAGTTCTAATCTCAGAACCCCGCATCGACATCTCAAGAGAGTCTACGGCCTCAGGCCCCTTAGACACCAACCTATACACAGGAGGTGCTTCTCCACTGCAGGAAGTTACCACCCTGGAGTCTCGCACTAGGCTTCGGTCGATTTTCAACCGATACCATCGTAGTAGCGAACTCAACAGAGTGGCAAATCTCTGACAGACGTGAAGCGATGTCTCACAAATGTACTTAGAAGCATCTAAGACAACGTCTGCGCTTATTATCACTAATTGGATAATTAAGTACCAGAGCAGTACGTAAGCCAAACACATGCTGACTGTTAGTAAAGGATGATGCCTTTCCTCACAACAAAGTTCGGAAGGTTCGAACACGTTAAACTTTAAACCTTGACTAAACTCTAATGATAGAGTAGAAGGAAAAGTCACTAATGTCCCCTTACTACAGCTCATGCCAAGACTGACGTCTGTCTTCACAAGCGTTGGGCTCACACAATCTCTCCAGGCGAAATTAAGGTAAGGTGCAATTAAATCCAATAAAGATAACGACCACCTTCTCTCCCATTCGAGAAATCGTGCGAATACCAGCGAGAGGTCCCAAGCGTCGCCCGTGCTCAATGCACGTGCGACTGGTACCGAACGGACCAGCTGTAACATCACCATGTACTTAATATGATGCACATGTGATAACTGCCGCAAAGTACGCGCACTCAGGTAAATACCATAAGTAGAAAATCGGCAATAGAGTTCAGTCACAAAAGCCACGATCTTCTCGTGAGCTGAGTAACTGAGGCAACAATTACCGACATTCTGATAAAGGTAAGACACCTGAGGAACTACTTCCCATCCGCGGTATCTAGGGGAGTCAATGATTCTATCGAACCAATCCTCCCCTATTTCCGGGTATTCTAACCCGGGGCCCATAAACCTTTTGGCCATTGGCAAGAGCGTCCAAGTAGTAGCAGTAAAAACCGCACTCCTATCCTGGAGCTCAACCCACTCCCAACAGTAATTTAGAAACTGGAAAATAAGCCAGCGAGCCGGAAAAGGTAAACTTTTCAGGACAAAGCTAGCCCACCATCCTTGCGTCTGGCAAACTGCGAGAGCGGGCATGCCTCTTACAGAACAAAATCTGAGAGAGGCGGGGTGAGGAGGAGGAGAAGTGAAGCACTTCGCCCCCCCCTCAGTGGCATCGAAAACGATGCCGGCGCCGTAGAGGTTAGAAGCCAAGAATCTCATGGCTCTAACCTCCGCTGGGCGGTTATATCTACCGCCCACAACTTCAGCATAATTCACTTGCGTTTTAGGTTCCATGAACGTAAAACTATTGGTCGCCCGCTGAAGAACAACTATTATTCGGCTTGTTAAAGAAAGAGAAACCGTCGTTTCTTTTCTTCTTTTTTGAGTTGTTTTTAC